GTATCTTTAACTTCGGGTAGGAGTTGTTTAAGCATCTGCTCTAACTCATAGACAAGCTCACGAATCCTCTTGTCTTGCGGTAAAAGGCTTTGAGCGTGGTCATTGATTTCCCTTAGTATCTCACATGGAGTCCTGTTGTGGCTGCAATCACAAATCATCTTATGTCCCTCACTCCACCAACATAAATATTCTCTAGCTTTGTACCTGCGCCTTTTTCTAACTCATACTTATTCCCACTAATATTGTCGTCATGTTGGAAATAGAAGTAACCAAAATTCCATGCTGCGAGTAGGACTGAGACCTCTTCATCCTTACCTGCCCTTGTCAGGAAGTCGGTATCCACATAGCGCACAAGGTCTTCATCAAACCTTTTGTCTAGGACGTAATCCTTTCTCCACATTCCCGTTGGGATGCGCTCGTAATGGCGTACATCTTCTTTAGCATTATAGAGGGTACAATGAGAAGTGGAACAAACGGGGTTGTTAGCCCCCATCTGTAGAGCGAAAATCATTAAGGAAAGGAGGTATTCAGGGACGATTTCATCATCATCACCTAGATACATAACCCATTCACCGTCAGCTTTTTCGGCTATCTCGTTGTATGCAGCCCCTATTGATAATTTCTTTTCGGTGTTGTCTAAGACATGAATATCTAATTCACCAGGATAAATTTGACGCTTTACTGAAGTGACAGCACGTTCATATTGATCCTCACGGGTAACAACTATCCCGACTGTAACAGAGGGAAAAATTAACTCTTCCATAAATACCCCTTTAGTAGAAGGGAGGGGTTTTTACGCCCCTCCCCGTTTAAGTTACGCCATTGGTCGGTAACTCAGGACGTTCACGAAATCATAAACGTGTGACTGAGTAATCGCTAACCTCACGATTGAACCAGATTCAACGACAGTATTGCTAAGTTTCCAAAATCCGCTAGTCCCTAGTTGGGCTTGACGGATGCTAGAAGCTGTTGAAACAGGGCGCATAGATGCGATAACATCATTTGCCCGTGTAAGTGATACGGTTGGGCCAGATCCAGCGACCTTTGTGATAATCGCCCAATCAATCAGTTCCATCTTGAAAGGTGCTGTGAATTTTGCCACCACGGCTGCATCACTAGCATTACTTACAGACACTCTGATTTTGTGACCGAGAACCCATCGAGCAGTACCAAGGGCTCCTGAAGAACCCGAAGAAACTGTCAACGAAATCACGGAACTAGGTTGACCACCATAAGGATGTGCGCTTTTAAAGGCGACCCGACTGGTAACATTAGTTGAGGCACTATTTATAATACTCATAAGTCACCTCTCTTAAGTTGCTGTCGATTTGGTCATTAAGATCAAACTCGACTGGTTAGTACAGGCAATGGCGTCTGTGACACCTGCGGCTGCATTGTTTTTTGAGAAGGCATTAGCGGCTCCACCACCTGCGGTCTCTCCATCAAGAGCTTCATCAAAGTAATCAGCCCTATTGTAACCGTTAATTACGGACACGGCGATTTCTTTAACGTTCTCATGGTCAGAAAGGACAGTAGTGAATTTTGCTTTATCTCTTGAGATACCTTTACCAATAGCTCCGTTACCGAAGAAGATGGCATTCTGATTTTTGTCAGAAGGTAGGACAGAAGGAGCAAAAGCTGTTGCCTGTGTTGCGCCAAAGAAGTCACCGCGAGTTGTGTTCCATGAACGAACAGCAACGATGTCTTCAAAGAATGCAACACCCATGTAGTACCCTACAAAACCTTGAAGCTCGGCATTGGTTGACAGACCATTCCAAGCAGCTTGGTTAGCAGCCTTAAACCCTGGGTCAGCTAAAAGAGTAATCTTTTGCTGTGGGGAGATAAGACATGCCCAATAAGGCATACCGTTTTCAGAAACGATCTGAGGGATCATACGTTCCATCAAAACAGGATTCATATATTCAACGATGTCGCTTGTTAAACCGTAAAGTCCACTAGCTGCGGCGGTATCGAGATGTGCGTTGGTCTTGGTAGACCCAGCAGTACCGGCAGAAGTTAAGACTCCACCATCGTTATAGTACCAGTTTGGATGATAGCGTTTGTAGAGACCTTTACCATCGTCAGCAGTTCCAACGGACAGATTCTCTCCAACACCTTCATAGAAAGCGCGTGAGACATCCTGGTTATCATACTTACTTAACCATTTGCTGAGTTGTGGCGTGGCAGCCTCGATCATGTTATAGATTTTAACGTATTCATTTGCCATTGCACCAGACTGAGCCATAACAGCTTTACGAGTCTGATTTACATAAAGACGTAAGAAGTCGAGGTCTTGGTCTTCACCAGTACCTTCAACAACGGTGTCACCAAATACAGGCGCACCCGACAAGTCCATCCGCATTGGCAGTAACATATTGTCACGACCCTTTTGGATAAATTCGGTCATCATTTCAATGGGTTTTCCTGAAGGACGTACAAGGGTATTACCATTGTCATCCCGTGAGATGTCTGTAGCACCAGACCATCTTGCCCAGATAGTGTTGAACCAAGACTCGTTAATCGTCTTGTCCCGTAAAATTGCAACATTGGCAGAATATGCTTGACTAGCATTAGTTGCGGAAGCCATAGTTGTTTTCCTTTTACATTAGTTGTTTCAGTTTGTCTTGGAGCGCAGCTACTTGTTCAGGTGTGTGCGTGGCGACATATTTCTTCATCTCAGAAGGGCTAGAAATGAGCTTGTCTATGCTAACATAGTTCCCAGATGTACCAGGAGCAGAAGCGTCTACACCTGCTTGCGGTTTCGCGCTTGCAGTCATAATATCAGTACGAGCTTTAGCTTCAGCCTTCATCTCGGCAGATTTCACCATGCGTTCAGCGCCATAGATAGAGAGCATTGCGTGTTGGTAAGACCTCTCGGTTAACTTACCGTTCTCCAAGTAGTTATTTTCAGCTACGGTATCAACATTAGTAACTTCTTCAGCAGTCAGTTCATAGTCCTTCTGTAGCTTATCCTTTTGTGCTACCTTGAAGGCTTTGTTTTCACCTGACTGAACGATGTCACGAATAGATTCAGCGTGAGACTTTGTACTGTACTCATCACTTAATTCATTCACTAATCGCTGTTGATTGCGTAACTCTTCTTTTGAGACTACATCAGGATCTATGTCCATCAGCTTTTCACGTTCTTGGTCAAGAAGGGTTTTAACCTCAGAAGCCTTGAGTTGTTCCCTCAGTTCTTCAGGAGTGAGTTGGACTTTCTTAAGCTGGTTTTTTAGGTCAGCCTTTTCATTCCCCATCTCACTAATCTTCTGTGACCCTGACTGCACCATAGCAATCAGTTCTTCTTGTGTCTTGCCTTTGTACTCCTCAGGAGCCTCGTATTCAGCCTCGGTTACGACTTCTTCCACTTCTGCCTTATCCTCTACAGCTTGTCCCTCATCGGGGTCTGCTTCGGGTGCTTCCTCAGATTTATCGTCACCAATATGGACTAATAGTTCATCACCTTCCTCTTTAAATTGTTCAGGTTCAGGTGTTTCTACTTTTTCTTCTTTTACAATTTGTTCTTCTGTCATGATTACCCCTGTGGTTGCTCTAGTTGTTGCGCCCCTTGAGCGCCTTCTATTACCTGTGCCGTTTCAGCACCCGCCCTTTGTACTGCGGCGTCTTCAAACTGTTGTCCTAATATTACATCAAGCCATTGCATCCATTCATCTTTACCCTCAATAGGTGCGGCATCTACAAGCTGTTTAGGCGGTACAAGCCGTGGGTCAATCCCTGAAAGTACGTTAGCAAGAGCTAAGAGTTGGTTGAAATGATCTTCTCTCTGTAATGTGTTATCTTCACCTTCATCAATCTCTACGAACATGCTTGGGTTAGACACATCGTTAAAAACTTCACCTGCAATATTCAGATTGATAATTTCTTGTGAGTATATTCCTGCCGCAGTTGGTGAAGACTTCAAATCCAATACGCGCATGTTCTCAGCGTAGACCCATGAGAAGTTGTCAACGAAATCAGCCATTAACGCCTTGCGGAGTTTAGAGCGATTCTTAAAGTGTGGGTTTACAGAGGCGGCGGCCTGTGCGACCTTATTTTCAAAGAGGACATTGGACTCACCTGATTTGCCACCCGTTCCCTGTAGCTGTTCAGTAACAGAAGAAACTTTATGTGAGTATGCTTCTGCGTGGTCTGTAGAACCAAGAGACATCGGATCAATAATAGCAGGAGCGAGGACTTGAGGCATGTTGTTTTTCATGTCTTTTAGCCCAACTCTTTGTCCAGGTTGATTACCCTTGCGGTCTATAATTTCATTGGCTTCCTTTTCTCTAGTGGAAGTCATTAGCATACCTGAGAGGTGTTGGGTTACATAGTCTCGGTTTTGAGAAACACCCTTATTTACATCGTCTTGCATGTCTTTAAGAAGCCCCATAAGGCTTGCGCCCTCAATAACTTGGGTATTGTATTCAAAAGACCACATTGGGAATATGTCAAAATTTGCTGAAGGCCATTTAGCGGCCTCATCTACTACGGTCAGCCAGTTAAAATGAGGTACTGAGATTGTTATGTGTATGCCTTCGGTTGTACCCTCGGTAATTTTACGAGCGCCTTTTAGTTTACGGAACTCTTTGCTAGAAATAGTGTGAATGCCTTCTCCGTCCGAGTAGGTGATGGTCTTATTATAGACCCTCTTTTGCATTTCAACGACCCTGTACTTGCCATTCTCTTCGTTAAAATGTGCTTTACTTGAGTATTCGCTGTCGGTGAACCTTTTCAGGAATGATGCAAACTTGTCTTTCCATGCTGTCTTTTTCTCTTCGGTAAAATCTGCCCTATCTCCAAAACGTGCAATCAGTTCTTCAATGGTGAGCAGTTCTTCTTTTAAGATCCACGGGCATTTCTCAAGTGCGTAGTCAGAATTTAGCGTATCAGGGGCGTAGCGAACCCTCATTGTGTTCTTGACTTGGTAATCAAAGTCCAAATAACCCATTGAGTTTACTTTAAATCTTCGTTCAATAGCTCCACCCATTTCTAGGGTGAGAGCATCTATCATAACCGTATCTAATTTTTCTTCAACATTCTGTTCATCGTTAATGGCGTTCCATCGGCCTTGGATGATATTGGCTACGGCGGCTTGTTCACCACCCTCATGAGCCCTTACCCTTGCTCTACGCCTAAACTGTTGTTCGTTCCCAAGCAGGGTTGCGAATAGTGGTTGAATTATGTTATAGCGAAGCAATGGTTTCTTGTGATTGAGGGCGTCTGCTTTTTCGTCAGACGTATATGGGTCGTTATTCAGATAGCGCATACCCTCTTCAGAGTCAGCAATAGCTTTAGCGTAGGCGTCATCTGTGAGCGTCCACGCTTTCATCATTTCAAACCCTATATCTGTTATTCCCTCTGGTCGTCTTATACTGATTTCCAGGTTCCTCCACTTTCGTTACCGTCTAAGTTATCACCACCCAAAGTATCCATCCAACCCTTTTTTACAACTTTTTTTGGTTCGGAGTGTCCAAGCACCGCCATAATCAAATATTTTCCTGCGTCAAACGGGTGATCGTCTGCCTTTGTGTCCACATCTTCAGGGTCGGTTTCTTTTGCAGGAAGGTTAGGGATTGACT